AGACCACGTATCGGACAGACGAGCCCGAGCAGTAGCGGCACCCGCTCACGAGTCACCACCGGCCACGGGGAAGAGCACCACGTTGCGCCCTACTCCCTCGGGAAGTCCCTTCGGCTGTCCGGTCACCGTCTCATGATCTGCAACTGAGCGGTAGGCCGTGCGAAAACTGGCGCGGTGCATCCCTATGTCGGCGGTCTTGAGTACTCGCCAGGAGGAAGGACCGCCAAGAGCTTGGGCGGCGTGCTTGATCCGGCGGTCGATCTCGGGATCCGCCACCCATGACGCGCCCCTGGCCAGGTCACTCCCAAGGGCTACAGCACCTCGGGAAGAAAGCAAGCGCCAGAAGGTAGCGAACCCGTCCTCGCTCAAATCGAGCTGGGTAACGGCCACACGAGGAACCATGCTGTGGAGCTTGGGAGCCGATGGCCAGAAGTCCGATCCAGCGCGGACATAGGCCGTCAAGGCCCCGGCCAGGTCATCAGGGCTAAGCTCTCCCAGGACCATGAGGTAGCCCCTGATCGCGGCTTCTTTGTCGCCGGATAGGTGGGCCGGGATTCGCAGGCCCATAGAAAGCAGGGTCTTGAATAGGTCGATGATGTCGTTGCGTTCAAGCATTGGAAGATCCAAAGGGTAAAGGGTTGATCACGGTTCGCGGTTGCTCATCTTCTCGGAAGGCATCCCAAGCGCCGGGCGGCTCGTCTTGTGGGCGCGTGCGGCCCTTGCTCTTGGTTGTGCTGCTCTTGGACTGGCCACCGGCTACCCAGGCCAAGGCATCATCCACCCGGCTGGCCCTGGTTAGGGCATTGCCCCCGAGCGCATCTACCAGCGGACTGCTACGGCTGCGCAGCCAATCAGCACCGGGCGCGCCATAGACCCAGCGGGCCAGGGCTTCGAGGCAGGGCAGCGGGTCAAGCTCTCGCCCTCGGCACTCATCGAGCAGCCGGGCGACCTTGCGACCCAGCACGGCCCCGGCTGCGCCCTTGCCCCAGTTCGCCGTATGGCGCTTGCCCGTCGCCGCTTGGTGCATCTCACCGCGTAGCGTGCGCAGACAGGCCAGCCCTTGCTCGGCTTCCAGGGCCTTGAGGCTCTTTGCCTTGGGTGTAGACACGCGGGCGGGCGCTTGCGCCGCCTGTTGTTCTTCTCCCTCTACTCTACTCTTCTTCTCATAAGGAATACGCGCGTTAGTTGGTTGGTCTTTGGTTGGCCCGTGGTTGCTCTTGGTTACTGGAGGGGCGCTAAGGTGTGGGAAACACTGGCGGAGGGTGGTTGGGTACTGGTTGGCCCATGGTTGGTCCGTGGTTGGGTACTGGTTGGCGACGGCTTCGGCGTGCTTTCGCACCTTCCACGGCGAGCAGTGCCAGCGAGTAGCCCACTCTCGGTGGCTCCACGAAGGAAGATCACCGGCTACCAAGGCGGCGGTGATCTCCATCTGGCATACGGCATCGGGCGGCGTGCTGTCATACGTGACACGCCGCAACATCCAACGGACGGCGGATAGATCCACCTTCACAAAGGGAGTCATAATTGTTTCCTATTTAGGTTGCATTGCCCGTTGGTCTCTATTGGAGATCAACCCAAGAGGCGCCGCTTGCACGGCGTGACCTAAACAGGAATGCCCACCACCGACGGATGCCGTAAATAAGAGCCCAGCCGGAGGGAAATCGGCTGGGCTCAGGGTGTAGCCAGGAACGGTGGCGACGTGGCAGGGTAACACGCGGCGGCGTGTTCCTTTGTCGTCTGGCTGTCGATTGGAATTTAGAACAGACTGCCTTGGTTAAGTCCTTCCTCCTGTCGCATGTTGGAGCAGCCCGTTCCAAAGTAGCTGGGCTTGAGCTCCACGCCCACGAACTTGCGACCGCGCCGGATGGACCCTACGCCCTCACTGGCCACCCCACCAAACGGGGACAGCACCACGTCGCCTGGGTTCGAGTACAGGCGCAGCAGGTTGTCAATCACGTCCAGCTGCAACGGGCACATGTGCTTCTCGTCGCCGTTGTCCCGAGCGATGCGCACGTTCAGGGTGTTGCCCTGGTCAACGGTCATCCACACGGGAGACGCGATCTTCTGCCAGTCGTCCAGCGGGAAGTCCTGCGGGGTGTGAGTGACCGGCATCACCGCATCCTCTTCCTGCTTGGTCGTGGGCGGTCGCTTGAAGATGAGCACGTAATCCGGCATCCCGACGCGGTTCCGGGTGCTGTCGCATTGGATGTTCTTGTAGAGCAGGCCGTGGGCCTTGGTGCGCTGCATCTCCGTTACGGGGTCCTTCCAGATGGTGACGCGGCTGTGGTAGTGGAACCCGGCTGCCTGGTGGGCCTTGATCACGTCGCCGGAGAAGTCACGCAGGCCAATGAATCCCTCTTTGCTCTTCCGGGCTGGCAGGTCCGAGACGTGGACGCAGGCCATCCGGCCAGGGCGCAGCACCCGGAACATCTCACGCAGCAGGTGGGCGTAGTGCTCGGCAAACTCCACATCGTTTGCGCAGTTCCCCATGTCGCGCTCGGAGTCGCTGTAGATGAACAGGTCCGAGAAGGGTGGGCTGTAGATGGTGCAGTCCACGCTACGGTCTGGAAGCTGGCCGACGATCTCAACGCAGTCTCCGTTGTACATGGTCCAGGCTTCGCCGTGTTCGGCGTTCAGGCATTGGATGTTCTTGGTCATGGTGTTCCCTCTACTGAGTTTTAAGCCACGCAGGAACCTGCGCGACGTGGTTGGGGTGGTAGTCCTGCGAGGCGCGGTACTTCCGAGCTGCGAGACGGGAAGCGATGAGCATCTTCTTGCGCATCTCTTTGTGCTGTCCGCTCTTCCGATGGATGGTCTGCCAGATCTGGCGCTCGGTGCTGGCCATGATGACATGGGCCGTCACGGGCAACAGTTGGCCGAACCGCCATGCACGGCGCACGGCTTGATAGAATCCTTCGTAACTGTAGGAGGCACCCACAAATACCATATTGCAGCAGTGCTGCCAGTTCATGCCCATACCTGCAATGCTGGGCTTGGTAACAATGATTCCGCCCTCGTCCGAGAAATGGAGCAGCCGGTCTGCTTTGTGCTCGGGCTTCATTGACCCGCGCACGTCGATGGCGTTGGGTAGCGCGGCCATGATGGCGTCTTGCTCGTAGTTGGTCTCACACCACACGATGACCGGCTGGGCACCAAAGGACTCCACCAACTCTTTAGCCTTGGCGATGCGCTCGGGCAGCGTGCGCCGCTTTTCCGTGTGGATGCTGGTAGCGGAGAGCTCAGGGATTCGGAAGAGCATCCCGCTCCCGTCGCTGCTGGTGATGTCAACCGCCACGATGTGCTGCTCTACTCGGAGCGCGGGCAGGTCATATGCATTGTCGTCAAAGTCGCCCATGTCCGAGGGCTTGGATACGCACCTGGACCAGGTACATACCCATCGCCAGAAGTCGTCTATAGCGTGACCCTTGAGCCGCCACGGGGCTACAGTGTCCGAGAGGTCATTGATGAACCACCTAGCCCGCATGACCGCTTCATCCATAGCACCCAACCACTCGGAGTGGTTCCCCAACTCGGTAAAGTCGTTGGGGGCTGGGGTAGCTGAACAGGCCAGCTTGTACGGGGTTTGGCTGAACACCTCGATCAGCCAGTTCCGGTATCGGCCTTGGGCGTTCTTGAGGATGCTGCTCTCATCCAGGACCACGCCCACGTAGGACTCCAGATCCATGTTCTTGGCGTTCTCGTAGTTGGTGACGTGGATAGGGCAGTCGGGGGCATCGCTGGACTTCCGAACCACTCGCACCCCTTTAATCCCGAACTTTCCCGCCTCTCGCTCCGTCTGTCGCACCACCGCCAGCGGCCCAAGTATAAGCACCTTCCCACCGGTTACACGGTGAACGCCGTCAGCCCATGTGAGTTGCATTCCAGTCTTACCGAGACCTGTGTCTGCAAACAAAGCCGCTCGCCCTCGCTTCCAAGCCCATCGCACGCATTCAGCCTGGAATGGGAACAGGATGCTCCCTTTTGGAACGTTTGTATCGAAGCCAGCATCTGGAATGTTGGCAGTTTTCTGTTTGATAAAAAATTCGTAGTCCATGTTCCCTCTAATTTTTTTCACGTGTTCCTTTTCATTAGTTAGTCAGTTGTTTTTGGCCATGGTACGGCCTCCAATGTGAGCATTAGGTGGGGGCTCTCGCCAGCGGCGGCCCATGTGCTCGACACGTCGCCGAGTACCGCTTGGGTATCGTCGCGCCAGCATTGGCCGGAGTCGGTGAGAGCATCCAGAACGGCCCCGGCCATATTGTCGGCATCGGGCGTAGCAAGTCGCGGCGGCGTCCATCCACGGCGAAACGCGGCACGCTCGGCGGTGGTCATCCACGCGGGGGCGCTCTTGGGTCTGGCAGTGTACCCGGTGACGCTCACGCGGACGGCATCGCGGCGGGCGTCCAACGCGCGGGGCCACCTGGCCATGATCAGCAGGGCGCGGAGTTGGCCCGCTGCGTTGATCTTCCACTTGCGGTAGGCCGTCGGCAGGCGGCCACGCTCACGCGGGCGAGCCTTGCCGGTGGGGGCTAGCTCCAGGCGCAGGGTGATCACTGGCCCACCTGCTGCGGGGTGTTTAGTCATAGCAGCCACAAGGCACCTCCAACGGTTCAAAGAGCTTGGTTTGGCGGCGGTCCTGCTCGACAATGGAGGACCACTTGCGGCGGCCCGCCAGTCCCTTCTCTGGGTCGCGGTTTACGGCGTTGGCTTCCAACTCCAGCGCCCGCTTGAGCAGGTGCGGGTAGCGGTCGCCAAGAGCCAAGATCTCCGGGCCCTTGGATGCTGGACAGAAGAAGCACGCGCTCTTGCCCACGCCGCCCGCAAAGGGGGTGTCAGCGACAGCCGCCAAACACTCCTCGCGGCCCATGTCCCAATCCACCAGCGGCGCCCACCAGTCCCACTCCTCGGTGTTCTTGGAGCGGTCCCAGCGGTGGGGCTCGTCGGCGTCGTAGCCAATGATCCGCAGAGCGCCAGGTTGGTACGCCGGGTGAGTGCGAACAGCCGCGTCGATGGGCTGACCCTTCCACTTCACCGAGCACCCCTTGTAACCATAGGCCAGCGATGGAAGCTCTTCCCGCTCCAAGCTGGTCTCCTCCAGGCTGCGGAACGTCCCGGCGTGCTTGCCCACCTTGCGGATCCAACGCACAGTCTGGAAGACGGGCCAGCCACGCTCCTCGGCCCAGGCGGAGACATCACGCACAGCTTGGTATGTGTGCGGCTTCTCGCCTCCAGTGTCGGCGAAGAACACGCCCGAAGGCACTGGCAGGCCACGGCGGATCCACTCCACCACCACGGCGGTGCTGTTGTCGCCGCCGCCGTAGTTGATAAAGATGGGGCGGTTCATGGTTGGCGCGTTCACGGCGTGACCTCCACAGCATCGAGCACCCGGCCCAGCTCATCCAGCGCGGCCAGGGCCTCGGACTCATCGCCCACCATCTCGCCACGGTGCGGGCTCAGGTGCGAGCGGACCCGGCGAGATGGACCCAGAGCGCGGCGGGCCAGGTCTTGGTCGGTGAGCATCCAAGCGCGGTCAAGGTAGTCACGGGCCACGGCGGCATAGGCCCACGAGTCCAGGCGCAGCGCGGCCACGGCGGCGGAGTCCTCACCGATGGACACGCGGCGAGCAGCCAGGGCGGCGCGGGTGGCGGCGTGGCTCACGGCGCACCCAGCGCGGCCAGGAAAGCGGGATCGGTGGTGTTGGCGTAGACGCCCCGCGCGACCTCGGGCAGCGGACAGGGGAGCCGCCAGTCACGCGCCAGCCGTCCGAGCGTCTCGTGATCGTCCTCGGTGGTCAGGTGGTCGGCCAAGTGGACCAAGATCGCAGACCGGCGAGCGGCCAGCCGAGCGCGGTCGAAGTAGGACAGGGCAAAGCGGCCCAGGTAGTCGCGGCTCATGCTCCGGCCTCCATCTCGGCAAGCTCTCGCACGTCCAGACCGAGCACCCTTGACAGGGCGTGGGCATCTCTCAAGGTCAAGCGGCGGGCGTCCTGCTCGGTGCTCCCCAGCGTGCGGACAGTCCACCCCAGCAGCTCGGCGGCCTCCTCTTGGGTGAGTCCTCGCTTGACGCGGGCAAGGGCCACGAATGCCCCGACGGTCAAGCTCGCGGCCAGGGTCTCGCGTGTCTCTGTTGTCATCTCGGCTCCT